CCGAGCCGCTGAGCAAGGCCAGCAATGCCGGCCGCACCGGCACCGCCCGGACCCTCAGCGCCGGCTATGCCACTGCCTCGAAGCAGGCCAAAGGTGACGAGCTCGCTTCTGTAATCGGCGACATCAAAGTCGCCATGCAGAAGAAGGACGTGCCCGTTGAGGACATGGTGGTTGTCGTCCCCCCGGACGAGTACGACTTCCTGAACGAAGGCTCCAAGGTGATCAACTCCGACTTCAACCAAGGGTCGGCCAATGGCACCTATGGCGGCGGCACCATCGGCCGGGTGAAGGGACTCCCCGTGATGTGGTCCAACCACGTCACCCAGGCGGCCTACACCAACACGACCTTCGACCGCAACGCTGCCTACCAGCAGAACCTGTCGAAGTGCCGGGCGCTGATCTTCCACAAGGACGCCATCGGCTGCCTCACCCTGCGGCGCCCGCAGCTGCAGATGACTGCCCCTGGCGGTGACTACAACGTGGTGTATCAGAGCCAGCTGTTTGTGGCCCGGATGGCCATCGGCATGGGGATCCTCCGTGCTGAGGGTGCAGCCGTAATCGAAGTGCCCTAGTCTTTGACTGGAGCAAAGGTCATGGGGCCCCAGCGTTTGGCGCGCTGGGGCCTTTTTGTTGGCACCGATAGCATGAGGGCTGCACCGCCGCAGAGCAGATGGGCGTCGAAAACCAGAGCGCCACGCCTGGCCGCACCACCCTGCTGGATGCGGTGAACGTGGTGCTGATCAACATCGGCGAACAGCCGGTGAGCACCCTTGAGAATCAGCAGGTACTGGAGGCCCGCACCGCCGAGGCCACCATCCTGGAGCTGCACAAGGAAGGGCAGACCCGCGGCTGGAGCTGGAACAGCGAGCGCGCCTACCCCTTCACCCGCGCCACCAACGGGGAGATCACGGTGCCGGCCAACATCGTCAGCTGGCAGCCGGACCCGTACGAGTTCCAGCACCGCTACCAGCTGCGGGGCCAGCGGGTCTACGACAAGGAGAGCCGCAGCTACCAGATCCCGGTGGCCGAACTGCGGGCGGAGGTGGTGTGGCTGCTGCCGTGGAACGAGTGCCCTGAGGCCTTCAACCGCTGGAGCCTGATCCGTGCCGCCCGGGTGTTCAGCGCACGCACCATCGGCGACACCGCCGGGGTGCAGTACACCGCCCTGGACGAGCAGCAGGCGCTGATCGAGCTGCTCCGGGTGGAGAACATCCAAGAGGCGCCGAACATGATCACCGGCCGGCGGCGGTTCCCCACCTTCCAGCCAGCTGAGGGCCTGACCGATCGGCTGCTGGGAGGCGTGTTCCTGTGAGCCTGGTCAGCTACATCATCCCCAATTTGATCCAGGGGATCAGCCAGCAGCCGGATGCGCTGCGCGATCCCACCCAGGCCGAGGTGCAGATCAATGCCATGAGCTCCCTGGCTGATGGTCTGCGCAAGCGGGAGGGCACGCAGGCGATCGCCAAGGTCTCCAACGAGCCGCTGGGCAATGCGGCCCTGCACCTGATTCAGCGCGATGCGGCAGAGCAATACCTGGTGGTGCTGGCCAGCAGCGGCATCAGGGTGTTCGAGCTGCTCACCGGGATCGAGCGCAGCGTGGTGGCGCCCGATGGCTACAGCTACCTGGCCGGCGGCGCCAATGCACGCCTCGACCTGCGAGCGGCGACGATCGCGGACTTCACCTTCATCAGCAACACCCAGCGGCTGCCGGCGATGCTTGCCGATACCGCCCCGGCAACGCCGCGGCCTTCCCCCCACGAGTGCCTGGTGTGGGTGAAGGCGGCCAACTACGGCCAGACCTACACGGTGAATCTCAACGGCACCGCGGCGACAGTGCAGACCGCCATCCAGCCGGTGGTGGTGGATGGGCCCACTGTCACCGAGAACCGGATCAGCGCCGACGACATCGCCGCCCAGCTGCGCACCGCCCTGCTGGGGGTGGCCGGGGTGACGATCAGCCGGCGCGGGTCGGTGCTGTGGATCCGCAGCAATGACCCGATCACGGTTGATGCCACCGATGCCAGGGCCAATGCCGACATCACGGCGATCCTCAACTCGGTGCAGGTGTTCAGCGAGCTGCCGACGATTGCGCCGCAGGGATACCAGGTCAAGGTTGATGGGGACCCCAGCAACAAGTTCGACAACTACTACGTCCAGTTCGTCCCCAGGCAGGGCGGCTTTGGCGAGGGCGCCTGGGAGGAAACCATCGCTCCAGGGCTGCAGTACCGCATCGACCCGGCCACCATGCCCCATGTGCTGGTGCGGCGGCCGGGCGGCACGTTCTGGTTTGGTCCTGCCGATAGCCAGACGACTGCTGGCGTGCAGATCCCCCAGTGGGGGCAAAGGACCGCAGGGGATCTGGAGTCAGCACCCGACCCGTCATTCATCGGCCGCCCTATTCAAGACATCTTCGTTTACAAGAACCGGATGGGATTCCTGGCGGACGAGAACATCATCCTCAGCCGCACCAGGGACTTCTTTGAGTTCTTCCCCGAGACCGCTACCGCCGTCCTCGACACGGACCCGATCGACCTGACGGCAACCAACCCACGGGTGGCGCTGCTCCGGTACGCCGTCCCGTATCAGGACGAGCTGATCGTTTTTGCGGATCAGATCCAGTTCCGGCTCAACTCTCAAGGGGCGCCGCTGACTCCCGCCACGGCCCAGATCACCCTGCTCACGCAATACGAGATCGACTCAAACGTGCGGCCGATCCTGGTAGCTGGCTCGATTGTGTTCTGCCAGGCAGATGCCGACTGGTCGCAGTTCCAGGAGTTCAGCATCCGCGGCGCCGGCACCGCGCTGGTAGCGGACACCAACGATCTCACGCCCTATGTGAGCAGCTACATCCCCAGCGAAGTCACCCGCATGACGGCCAATGACATTGGCTATTCGTGGTTTGCCGTGTCTGAAAAGCCGGGCTATCGCAAGCGGATCTATGTGTTCAAGTATTTCAACCGCAACACCGGCGAGGGTGTGCGGCGGGAGCAAAGCAGCTGGAGCCACTGGGAGCTGAGCGGCGCCACTCGCATCTTGCAGATCGTGTGTGTGCAAGAGGTGCTCTATGTCCTGGCCCAGTACGACGACGGGGTGTGGCTGGAGAAGATGTCGGCCACCGACCGCACCAGCACGCCTGGCGGCCGGCCGCTGCCGCTGCTGGACCGGATGGTGAGCACCACCAGCGCCACGCCCAACCCGCTGCGCGTGGCCAACGGCAGCTACGACCCGGACACCGACCGCACCATCTGGACGCTGCCCTACACGGTGGCTGCCCGGACGATGGCGGTGCAGCGCCGCGACCCGGCCCAGGGCGGCGGCACCCTGCTGGGCGAAGCCAGCTCTGGCAACACCATGCCGGCGATGGCCGGGTGCCGGGGAATGTGGAGCGGCTGCAGGTGCGGCACGCCAAGCTCCGCTACCACGGCACCCTCTATTTCCAGGCCCATGTGATGGCCGAGCGCCGCGATGCAGCGGTCTACACCTTCACCGGCAAGGGGCTGGCGGTGCAGGCCTCAACACACGGCGCCGAGGTGTTCCCCGCCTCCGAGCCCAGCCCGCAGCGCTACCTGGATGGGGTGTTCACCATCCCGATCCAGTCCCGCGGGGATGCCTGCATTGTTGAGCTGCGCAGTGATCGACCGGACCCGTGCCAGTTCGCCACCTGCGAATGGGTGGGGATGGCCCACAGCAAGGCGAGGGTGGCGCGATGAGGTGGGCGCCGCCGACAGAAAGCAGGGCCCGGCACGTCGCCCGCAACCTGCGCCAGGGGGATGCGATCGAGGTGTTCTGCAGCCATGGGATGAATCCCCGCGATGCCGTAATGCAGAGCTGGCGATTCTCCGCTGACTGCCGTTGCATAGAGGGAGATGATGGTGAGCCAGTGGGATTGTGCGGCGTGGCAACTGGCGGGGTGATCTGGCTATTGGCCACCGATGCGCTGCTGGCCACGCCCAGCCATCAGCGGCAGTTCATCAGGGGTGCAAAGCAATGGGTGGATGCCCTGATTGCTGATGGCGCCGGGCCGCTGCACAACTGGGTGCTGGCCAAGCGCACCCACACGCTGCGATGGCTGCAGTCGCTGGGGTTCGCCGTGGCCACACCAATGCCAATGGGGCCCTGCAGTGAGCTGTTCTGCCGCTGCAGCAGGGGGGCCTGATGGTTGTCATCACCCCACTGATCGGCTCCCTGGCGATGGGCGGGGCGAACGCCCTGCTGGGGATGTTCGGCGCCGGCCAGCAGCAGGCTGCAGCGCAGCAGGACTGGCTGAACCAGCGCGCTCAACAGGATGCCAACACCCAATTCGCCCAGTGGCAGGCGGGCTTCAACCAGCGGCTGACGGACGCCAACCAGCAGCACAGCTACTGGCAGGCAACGCTGGCGCACAACCAGCAGCTGGCCTATGTGAACAGCCTGCGCAACTTCGAGCTGAGCAGGGCAATCGCCCAGGCCGAGGTGGTGGGCCAGACCAGGGCGGCAGCGGGCGCGGACTTTGCGCTGCAGTCGCAGGCGCTGAGTCAGCAGTTGGTCGAGACCTCGATGGCCGATGCCGTGGCCTACCAGCAGTACCAGGTGGCGGCGCTGAAGGCGCGGTCCACCGTGGCGGCCAGCGGCCAGGAGGGGAGCAGCATCGACCGGCTGATCAACGACTACGCCCGGCAGCAGGGCGACTTCGCCGCGATCCAGCAGATCAATGAGGGGTTGCGCAACAGGCAGTTCAGCCGGGCCCAGACCGCGCAGGTGACGCAGTACCTGAGCCAGTACAACAGCCAGCAGTTCTACGAGCAGCAGCCGTACCTGGAGCCGATGGCGCCGTTCCAGCCGCTGCCCACGCTGCTGATGCCGGCGGCACCCACCTTCACCGGCACGGGCCCCAGCCGTAGCGCTGGCGTGCTCAATGGCCTCACCGGCCTGATGGGCGGGGTGCAGGCCGGGCTGAGCACCTTCGGCACCCTGAGCAACATCTGATGGCACTCCCCCAGAACCAGATCAGACCCCAGGCCCAGCCGCTGAGCACCTTCATTCAGCCCGCACGGCGGGATGTCGCGGAGCCAGCGGGGCCGATCGAGATCCCCCGGGTGCAGCAGATCAATGTGATCAACCAGGGCAGCGGCGGCGATGCACCGGGCATCAACCGCTTCCAGCAGGTGGCGCAGGCACTGGCGCCGTTCAACCAGCAGCTGACCCAGCTGATGGGAACCGGCCTGCAGGTCTACGCCCAGGCCCAGGTGCAGAGGGGCGTGAACGAAGCGCTGCGGGCCAAGGCCCTGCTGGAGGAGCAGCAGGCCCAGTCGGGGGCCGAGTACGCCGCCGAGAACCGCAAGCTGGCGCAGACCGACCCGATCGCTGCACTGGCGATGGATACGGTCAACCCCTTCCGGCAGGCGGGGCGGCAGCGGACGCTGGCGCGGCTGGCCGGGGCCGAGATGCGCACCTCCCTGCTCAATG